GGGGTGAGGGTGATGACAAACAGTACCGGCCTGCGTATGAGGTATTGGAGGAAGAAAAGGCGAAGCAGGTAGAGGAATTTGGGGGAGAGGGGATTATTGAGTTGGTGGGATTGCCGACTCCAGAGATTGACCCTGACCAGTACGAGTTGATTAAGGTTGAGCCGTTGGTGAATGTGGTGAAGTACGGGTTTATCACGGCACCAGACAATACCTTTCTCGACTTGGGTTATTCGCACTTGTTGGGTGCGTTGACGATGAATATTAATACGACGACGAACCAGATTAATGACCGTACTACCTTGAATATCTTGGGTGGTGGTTGGTTGGCGAAGGAATTTCGGGTAAAGCAGGGCTTTATGCGGTTCAGGATGGGGGAGTACAAGCAGACCGAGGTTCCGGCTGAGAAGTTGGCGAAGGGGATATTCCCGCAACCGTTGCAAGAGCCGTCCCAGACGGCGTATCAGATGCGAGCGGACATGCAGCAGAGGGCTTCGGGGTTTCTGGCGGTGGTGGATGTGTCTGGGAAGATTCAGGCTTCGACTGCGCCTACTACGGCATTGGCAATTATTCAAGAGGCGATTATTCCGACGACTGCCTTGTTCAAGCGGATATTGTCGGCGGTATCGAAAGAGTTCCAGATATTGTTCAAGATTGACCAGCGGACGTTTCCCAAGTCGAAGTACCAGATGATATTGGACGAGGAGGGGGTTGACCCGCAGGTGGATTTTAACTACGGGTCGCTGGACATTGTGCCGACTGCGAATGCGGAGATGTCGTCCAAGATGCACCGGATACAGACTGCGCAGTTGGAGATGGAGCAGGTTCCGTTGTTGTTGCAGATGGGTGGTAATCCGGTTCCGGTGGTGAAGAATTTCCTTGATGCGATAGGTTCGACGTTGATGGATCAAGTGTTCCCTGAAGATGGGGCGATGAGTCCGGCTGACAAGAAGATGCAGGAGCAGATGTTGAAGGCGCAGGAGGCGCAGAATCAGTTAGCGGCATTGCAGTTGCAGGTGTTGACGCGTGAACAGGACAGGCTGGATGCCAAGACTCAGGCTGAGATTCAGAGCATGGGTGAGGAAAATGCGAAGATTCGGGTAGATATTCAGCAGGTTCAGGCTGAAATTGCGCGGATTATTGCGGACGCGAGAAAGATTGCAGAAGAAACGCAGACTGAAGCCTTGAAGAATCGTTCTTCGGGTGAGCCTGACAAGGCGTTGGAGTTGGAATCGAACCTGAAAACGCAGGAATTCAACAACAATGCGGCTTTGCAGGAGCGTGAGCACTATATGTCCTTGGAAAAGGCGAAGAAAGAGATTGAAAAGACGGATGCTGAGGTGAAGTTGACGCAGGAGAAGGTGCAGACTGAGCGAGTTAAGCAACAGATTGTCAAAGACAAGGCAGAGCACGCCAAAAAAATGGCGGAGAAGAAGGCTGTCGCGCCTAAAAAGGAGCCTGTAGCCCCTAAAAAGCGGGTGAAGGTAAAGGAATTTGATCCAAAGGCTGGAAAAATCAAATGATTGTGAAGGTTCCTGGCATTGGGCCGGTACGAGTGAAGGCGAATGACGTGGCGGCCTTTGAGAAGGTGCTGAAGGAGAAGTTTGCGGGTGAGAAAGAGCCGGAACTGAGTGAATTGGTCAAGATTTTGCAGTCGGTGATTACGTCCTCGAATGAAAAGCTGGTGAAGTCGCTGATCAAGGCGGTGGAGTCGATAGAGTCACCCCAATTTCCTGCGATACCTGAAAAACCGAAGTGCGTGAAGTCGAATGTGAAGCTGCTGCGGGATTGGCGCAATGTGATAACGGATTTTGAGTTGACGCATATCTACGAGGGCGACGATGCTAATTAAGCCAAGAAGTGCTTTGCTTACAGACATTCCAACCTCTGTTGTTATTGGTGATGATAAGAAAGCGGAGTTTTATCCACAAATTAAAGCGGAATTCTGGTCGAACCAGTGTAATTTCTCGCTTCGGTTGAATGAGGATATTGATTCAGCAACGGTTGAGGATGTGGACGGGGTTGTGACGTGGAGCAAAGGCTCCAAGAGTGCCCGTATTGAACCGGAAAGGATAGTGGTTGTTCTTCAGTCTCGCCCTGATTCAAACGTGGTTGAGTTCACTATCCAGACGAAAGGATTGGAGTTTTATCTGCAAGATCCTGACGTGATTTACGCTGAATTCCCTGATGCCAATGTACCGGATAGAGTGAAGTATTCCTATGCTGTCTATCATGCAAACAAGCAGGGGAATGAATACAAAACGGGGCAGGCGTTTATGCTGTATCGTCCGGAGGCTATTGATGCCAATGGCAAGCAAGTGTGGTGTGACCAGAAACTCGATGTAGAGAACGGGACTTTGCACGTCACTGTCCCCCAAGACTTCCTTGATACCGCAGTTTATCCGGTGGAGGTCGCTTAGTGGCTACCTTTGGATTTAACAGTATAGGCGCGTCTACAGCCTCGACAAATGCAGGCTGGACTTGGTGTCACATGGAGGCGACATATCTCTATACGGCGACTTCCGGCGACACAATAACCTCTTATTCGATATACGGTTCAGGCTCCGCGTCTACTCCGGTGGAGATGGTTGCCTATGACATTTCTGGCGGCGTGCCACAGACAAGAGTAGGGACTCCGGCAGCAATCGCAACTCCCGGATCGGCGGCGTGGAATAACACGGGAGCGGTATCTCATGCTTTGACTGGCGGCGTTACATATGGAGTGGCCGCAGGAAAGCCGGATAGTGGCGGTGGTAACGCTTTTATTTTCTACTTCAATAGTATTTCAGGCGTAACGCAGAGAAGTATAGATACAGTTTCAGGTAATCCTCCCGCTACTTGGTCTCAGGACAGCACTTCCACTGCAAGAATTTCGATGTACGCCACCTATACACCAGGCAGTGCTGGTGGAAATCCTTGGAATTATTATGCTCAACAATAGGGGCTTAACTCATGCCTGATATGTATTTAGACGTTGATGCCGCGCTTTCCGAAGTGCCGGTAAACCTGATGCCATTGATCGATGATACCGATTTTAAGACCAGGGAGACGGCGATTGTCTACAACCAAGCTGGTATGGATTTGGTGTGGAACTTTGTCACTTCGGCGGGTGCGTTTACGCAAACTGCGGTCACTCCGACCACGGCAGGGAACTACGACTGGACGAATCAGGGGGATGGGATGTATTCGATTGAAATCCCTGCTTCGGGTGGTGCGTCAATCAACAACGACACCGAAGGCTATGGCTGGTTTACCGGATTCTGTACGGGGGTATTGCCGTGGCGTGGGCCGGTAATTGGATTCAGAGCCTCTGGCTTGAATGATCTGATGTTGGATAGCGCCTACAGCACGACCCGTGGATTGTCAGGAACAGCTTTACCCAATGCCGCTGCTGATGCGGCGGGTGGTTTACCCATATCAGACGCAGGCGGTCTTGACCTTGATGCCAAGTTGGCAAATACCAACGAAGTTACTGTTGCCAGAATGGGCGCACTGACGGATTGGTTAGATGGAGGCAGACTGGATTTGATTCTGGATGCGCGATCTTCACAAACCAGTGTAGATACCATTGACGGCATTGTGGATGCGATCTTGATTGACACAGCGGAAATAGGCGCAGCGGGTGCTGGTTTGACAGCGATTCCCTGGAATGCCGCGTGGGATGCAGAGGTTCAGTCGGAGGTTACAGACGGGCTTACTGCTTTCTGGACTTCACCGGCTACTTTAGTGGATTTGGTATGGGATGAGCCTACTGCTGGACATACTACGGCAGGCACCACTGGCAAAGCATTAACCGATGCAGGTTCTGCTGGAGACCCTTGGAGTACGGCGCTTCCCGGTGCTTACGGTGCGGGAACTGCTGGAAAGATTTTGGGGGACAATCTCAATGCACCTGTGGGGACTATTGACGCGGTTGTTGATGCCATAAAAGTGACGACTGACAAGTTTGTATTCACTGTAGCGAATCAGGTGGACGCAAACATGCTTTCGATGGGTGGAACTACACAGACTGCCGGTAACTTGGTAACACTTATCGGCAATGTGCAGAAAGCCACGGTACAGAAGAACGTCGCGTTCTCTGATTTTGAATTCCCGATGAGGCTTTCGTCAGACCATTACACGGCTGCTACTGGAAAGACGGTGACTGGCGAGCGGTCGATTGATGGAGGGGCTTTTGCTGCGGTGGCTGGTACGATTGCGGAAGTGGGAGACGGGGTTTATCAATTCGATGCGGCGCAGGCTGACACAAATGGAGATTCTATTACGTGGAAATTCTCGGCGGCGGCTTGTGATGACACGATAGTCACCTTTAAGACAAGTACGTAGATGTGTTCACTGACCTTTCCGGGAGATTTAACTATCAACAGCTAACGCAGCCAGTTAGCTCGGCCTCCTACTTGCAGGAATCGGGGTTGTCCTTACAGATTGGACAGTTCCAGTTCCGCCAAGTGACACCGGGCGCAATAGTTGCGGGTAATTATCTTGACCAATGGCCTTGGGTGCTATTTGGCCCAAGAATATATCAGGTAACGCCGGTTGCACATGCAATCGGAAGTGGTGGGGGCATCCCGCTGGATTTATTGTATTACCAGAACATTGATGACGAGAAAACCATCAAGGAGATTCTGGGAATAGTCATGGTGGCTTTGAATGAAGTCTTATGAAACAGCGCGATGGCGCAGGAGTGTGTATGTTATTGAAGTTCTTGAAGTACAGGCCGGAAGGGGTGTCCGAGGAGCAATATCGGCTTTGGCGCAACCATCCATGCACCAGCGAGTTGTATCATGACTTGGCTGTTGCGTTTCTCGATCAGATTGAATCCGATTTACCGGAATCTATCGACCAATCCATTCCTTTGATGCATCAGCGTGAGGGTGCTCGAAAGACGCTGGATATTCTGTTCAATTGGCTGCCTGCCAGTTTGCGGGATATTGAGTTGAAGGAGGTGGATTCTAATGAAGATTAAGCCTTGCGGATACCAAGTATTGATTGACGTGACCAAAGCGGAGTCAGTCACGGATGGCGGGATTGTGTTGCCTACCGAATTGACCCAGAAAGAGCAGGCGGTTGAAGAAACCGGCACCATTGTTGCCTTTGGCCCTACGGCGTTTGTGGGGATGAGAGGGTGTGACCGTGATGAACGCCCCGCGTATGAGCAATGGGGATTGAAGGTCGGTGACAAAGTGGAATTCAAGCGGTATGAAGGCAAAAAGTCTTACCTGAAAGACCATGAAAACTATCGGTATATACCAGATACCCATATCTTAGGAGTGATTAACGATGAGTGAAGCAGAAGCGCTGAATGAAGAAGAAGTTAAACCGATTGAAAAGGCAAAGCCGACATTCACCCGTGATGACTACGATGCCAAGCAGCGGTCGTTGGCTGAAGCGAACGGCTGGAAGGACTTGGAACCCTACATTGAAGAAGGTGGCGACCCTGAAAAATGGCGCTCTGCGGAAGCGTTCAATGTGTACGGGGACATGGTTGGGGAGCTAAAACGAACCAAAAAGGACTTCGATACACGGCTAGAAGGCGTTCACAAGCTCTCTCAGGCGCAACTCGCGGCACAACGTGAAGAACTGCTCGCCAAGCGTGACCAACTGATTGATGAAGGCGGCAGAACGGCTGAAGTGAAGGCGCTGGATAAGCAGATCAATACCCTCAATGTGCCTGCTGTGCCAGTGTCCAACAATGCGCTGGATGACTGGAATTCCAGAAATGCGTGGATTTACGAAGATTCACCTAAAACCTCTCGCGCTAAGGACGTATTCGGGCGTGAAATGTCGTCGGGTAAATCAGTCGAACAGGCGATAGCTGCGGTCGAGGCGGATATTCAAAAGAATTTCAGCCCACGGCGCGAGGCGCATATTCCTGAATCCGAGAAGGGCAAAGGGTCGGCTGGATTCAAGGCAAAGGTGTCGAGCGTGACCTGGGATGACCTGAGTTCCGAGGAAACCAAGATTTACAATGCCATGCCTAACGCATGGAAAGACAAGAAAGAATTTCTGCAAGCCGTCCAAGATGAGCGCAAAGCTGCGCGGGGAGAAAAGTAATGCCTAAAGGTATGCCAAGATCAGAAAATCCAGAGCTGTACCGTGAACGTCCTATTGGTGATGCGTCGGTGAGTGAGGCGCAGCGTGAAGGGTTGACGATGGGCGATACTCGTGACCCCAACGTGAAAGTCATGCAGGAGCGGGTGAGGGTGCCGGTCAATTCCGGTCAATTGCTTGCGTTGCGTGGTTATGAGCTTGACCCTGATTACCACCATTACTGGATTTACGATAATCCGACTCGACCGGGGCGTGTGGAAGCCTACAAAGCGGCGTTTTATGAGCATTGTGTGCGTGGTGATGGCTCCATCATCGAAGCGCCTTCTGGGGCAGGCAAGCAGTATTTGATGCGGTTGCATAAAAAATACTATGCCGAGGACGTGAAGGCGGCGAAGGACAAGCGTGCTGCATTGCGTCGCCGAGACAACAAACTTGGCGCGAATGAGTACACGGTCGATTCAAAAGGTAGACCGGTGGATGATGGCGAAGTGATTGTGAAGCGTTCTGTCTCTGACAATCCGTATGCTTGACGTTTACTTGGGATATGTGATAATGAGGTAAGAAACCCATCTTACGGGCGATAGAAGCCCATCACTCAGGATGAGATAGAGATTTCATCCTGCGCATAGAACCACGTTGCAAGCGGTAGAACCCCGTTATTTTGCAAACGACAACCGACGCCTTCGGGCATTGTTTCTCATTTGTTTTCTAACGAGGTATGACTATGGCTGGCTTTAAATATGTCGGCACCATGTCTCAGGGCGAGCCACAAGGAAAGGTAAAAACTTTCTACACGGCGAGTGCTGGGATTTTGGGGCCGGGTGATGTTGTTTTGACCACCGCTGCATCCAATGCGGCTGGTGAACCTACTGTAGATATTGGCACTGCCAATACTGCGAATACGGGCATTGTGACTGGAAGAATCCCGAATTTTTCCGGTGAAGCATTAACCCAGACTTGGATTCCTGCTGCTGGTACTGGTTACCTGATGGTAAACGTCGATCCCTTTGCGTTATGGGAAGCGGATGTTTCCAATGGGCCATTGGCGGCTGCTGATGTTGGCTTGAACGTGCCTGCTGTGGTTACGGTTGGTACTGTGTCTGGCTCTCTTTTCACGTCCAATATGGGCGTAAACGCGACTGGCAAAGCGACCACCGCAACCCTCCCCTTCAAAGTCATTGCACTGTTGGAAGATTCCGCAGGGGTGTTGGGTAATCGTGCATTGGTAATGACCAACGCTTCAGTCTACAACATTGGCGCGACGGGAGTATAACCTATGCCACAAAATACAGTGATTACTACTGGTTCCATACCCAGACTATTACAGCTTGGGGTTCGCAAAGTCTTTGGCGACAATCTTACTGAGTGGGATGCCAAATACAGCAAAATCTTCAGTGTGATGAATTCGACCAAGGCATACGAGGTGGATGTTCAACTGGAAGGTTTTGGCCTTGCTAACGAAAAGGATCAAGGTGATGACATTACCTTTGATTCCCGTATGCAGGGGTTTGCGCCGAAATACATCCATACTACATGGGCCAAGGGCTATATCGTGACTGAAGAAGCTCTGGACGATGAGTTGTATGGTCAACTGGACAAGGGTGCTCGCGCTCTTGCCCGTGCCATGAATGTGACTCGTGAAGTGGAAGCCCATGCTCCCTTGAATGATGGTTGGGATGCTGCTGCTACGATGGTTGATGGCGATGGCGTGGCTCTGTTCTCCACGGTTCACCCGAATGGGCCGAGCGGTGGCACTTACTCCAATCGTCTGACTGTTGAAGCGGATTTGTCAGAAGCGTCTCTTGAAGATGCGCTGGCAATCATTTCGACAATGGAAGATGCGCGGGGTTTGCCTGCCATGTTGGCGGCGCAACGTCTGGTCATTGCCTCTGGTGTGAATGAGTTCAATACTCAGCGCATCATGGGTTCTGTTCTCCAGAATGACACTGCCAACAACGCGACCAACGCAGTGCGTGATATGAACAAGATCAAGCTAGGCTGGATGGATACTCCGTATCTGACTCAGGCTCAGGCTTGGTTCTTGACCACTAACGCTCCTGACGGCTTGTGCTTCTATCAGCGCAAAGACGTGACCTTTGGACAGGACAATGCCTTCACTTCCGGCAATGCTCGCTTCAAGGCTTCTATGCGCCAGTCTCAAGGCTGGACGGATGCTCGCGGGGCAGTGGGCGGTAGCTCTGGTGTGTAATAACTAGGGGGTCGAAAGGCCCCTTTTTTAACTTTGAGAATTCTTTACAGACCCCAACGGGTTCAAGGTGAAAACAATGACGACAGCTTCAAATTATCCCTATGGCTTTACCAATGGCATCACTGTTCGTGGTGTGCCTATTCAAGTGGCGAATTCTAGATCGTGACTGGGAAAC